CACGGCCAGCGGCAACCGTCCGACCTATGAAACCAGCCGCAGCGAAGAAGTCAGCCACGGCGATTTAGCCTGGGCGACCATGCACGCGCTGGCAAACGAGCCGTTGCAGGGACAGGCGGCACACACGCAGAACATTATGGAGATTTACTGATGAGCAAACGCAGGAACCGCACCCGCACGCAGCCCGTGCCGCAGCCGGATAACATGACCAGCGCGGCAGCGTCGGAGGCGTTTACCTTTGGCAACCCGATCCCGGTGCTGGACCGCCGCGAACTGCTGGACTACGTGGAGTGTATTATCAATGATCGCTGGTATGAACCGCCGGTAAGCGTTGACGGGCTGGCGCGCACTTTCCGTGCCGCCGTGCATCACAGCTCACCCATCAGCGTGAAGTGCAACATTCTGGCGAGTACCTTTATTCCGCACCCGCTGCTGAGTCAGCAGGCGTTCAGCCGCTTTGCGCTGGATTACCTGATTTTCGGCAATGCTTACCTGGAGAAGCGGACCAGCCGCCTCGGTAACGTGCTGAAGCTGGAGCCGTCGCTGGCGAAGTTCACCCGGCGCGGCCTTGACCTGGACACCTACTGGTATGCGCACTATGGCATTAACACAGAGCCGTACGAGTTTGCGAAGGGCAGCGTGTTTCATCTAATGGAGCCGGATATCAACCAAGAGATTTATGGTCTGCCGGGCTACCTATCTGCCATCCCGTCTGCGCTGCTGAATGAGTCGGCTACACTGTTCCGCCGCAAGTATTACCTCAACGGCAGCCATGCGGGTTTCATCATGTACATGACCGACCCGGCGCAGAGTCAGCAGGACGTGGACAATATCCGCGGCGCCATGAAAAGCGCAAAGGGGCCTGGCAACTTCCGCAACCTGTTTATGTACAGCCCGAACGGGAAAAAGGACGGCATCCAGATCATCCCTCTGTCTGAGGTGGCGGCAAAGGATGAATTCCTGAACATTAAAAATGTGAGCCGCGACGATATGCTGGCCGTGCATCGTGTGCCGCCGCAACTGATGGGGATCATCCCGAACAACACCGGCGGATTTGGGGATGTGGAAAAAGCCAGCAAAGTGTTTGTACGTAATGAACTAATACCATTGCAGAAGCGTTTTGAAGAATTAAACAGCTGGATAAACGAAGAAGTCATTCGATTCCAACCTTACAGTTTAGAGATTAGTTAAATCATCATCTAATATTACAATGTTTGAGGAAAACACTTTTCAGTAAATTTTTTTATTTGCATTAAGTTTGACATCAATTCGTTCATCTTAAGCCTTGCTTCGTTATAGTGAGGCCTATTCTCTTCTTTTTTACAACAAAGAATCAAGCAGTGTGCCGGGTTTTGTATCTCTCCGGTTTCTTTGTGTCTTACCGGATCGTAGATTATTTCAAACATAACTTCTTCATTGTCGTCATCCACTATTTCCATAAGCCTTTCGTGTAAAAACATACCAATGTAAACATCTTTTCTTTCGCTAGGAAATTTAGCCTGCTGATCAGATACCCTTTCCATGAGCTCTCGGATATCGATCAACTTTTTCAAATCCACGCTAAATCCTTTCTCCTGCAAATCTTTTCTTTTTACCGATGATTTTTCAAACTCACCACTTGAGCTCACATCTTCCGGTGAGTAAATAACGCGGCATATTTTGTCGTCACCTTCAAATTCATATCCCATGCGCACTCCTTTACTCACTTAAGCATCAACAACAATTGACTTGGGGGTGTTGTGTTAATGCTATAATTGCCTTTTATTCCTTTCTTCTCGTTTTTTTTCTTAGCATAGAATGAGTAAGTTTCATCTGACTCAACTGTAAGATCCACAGCGCCTGACTTGTCGCCCCAAAAGAAAGATAATTCGCCATCGTCAAAGATTTTTATTTTTGGCGCAGCCAGTCCGAATGCAGCCACATAATTTCTCATAAAATAATCAGCAGCAAGCAAAGTATGCTGATCCACATCATCTGAACCCAGCTCATTGTTAAGCTTGAGTTTTTCAAAAAGGTTAAAGATCTCGCTATATTTTAAAGCCTCTGTTCTTTTCCTATCAACAAAAGATTTTAAAGCTTCAGTTGTCAGTCTGTTTAAAAAGGTACTGACCTCACCTTCATCCCGGACCTGCTGCTTTTCTTCAATAATGCTTCTCATTTTCCGAGATGTTTGAGATACGTTGCGGCCTTTAGTGAGATGCATTGTATTACCAAAAAAGAGCCCGCCGAAATTAGATGAGCTAATTCCATTTGATATTTCAATAGTTAAAACATCATTCATATACGGCACCTAAGTTAGCTAAAGCTTTATCAGTCAGAAAGTTAAAGAAAACCGTTTTGTTTTTATGATGTAAAGAGTCAATTTCGCTTTCAAAGCTTTGTATGAAATCTTCGAAAGATAGACTTTGCTTGTTGACTATACAATCAATGTCAATCATGAAGCCTTCTCTGGTTTTTATTTCTGGGCCTTCAGCTCGTGCCTGCCCGGCTAGCTGAACGATAATTACAGACTCACCTTCCTGCTTTTCGCTTCTGAGGTTTAGGGAGGGGCCCAGGTAATTCTCACCCCCTAAAATAACGCTCATATTCAAGTTTTCTCCAATGCTTTCCGATGAAGGATACTCAATTATATCAACGTATTTAAGAGAAAACCTCTCAACGGTACTTATTAGCTCATGCTTTTTTATAACACCTATTAAAGTGCATATATGCTCTTTGAAGTCTCTCCACCCAGGATAACGACTATTAACAGCAAGCAATAATACATTATCTCCTATCAAAACATTATAAGCTCCCCATGAAAAGCCAACCAATGGGAGGTATTTAAAGTCTACATTCTGCTGCCTAACTACTTCTGGTATTTCAAAGTGAGGTGTTCTAAAGGAGTTTTTTAAATTAAGTTCAGTAAAAAGTATTCCTGGCATGATATGTGAAAACGTATTGTTTTCCGAAGAGAACCTAATCTCAAACAGAACATTAACAAGAGCATCTTCTTTAAGCCTTGTTGGGATAACCTTTACCATATGTATCCTTGAGTCAAATGAGCAACTTATATGCTCTCTAGCAAACCTATTAATCGTTCAAATGATAGTACACCAACTGACATCACAACTTTATACCATATTAGAATAAACATGATCAGATGCTATCACATACTTGAAAAAGCTATCCTTGCGCGCGCTCGTAGCCCCGCCACGCCTGCCCGCTTTATGCAGTGGTTTTCATGCACCTGCATGACATAAACAAAAGCCCGCCAATACTGGCGGGCCTGAGCATCAGAGATCCTTTTGGGATCATGCGATTTCATGCAGCATGGTCATGCACTCAAGGCTCGCAGTTATGTTTAGCCTTTTATCATTCAGCCTGATTCATTGAAAGGCTGTATTCATGCTTTCGCAGACGCGCCATTAACTCATCTGTAAGTTCAGAAACCCACTCAATTGCCATGCGTTTTTCTTGATCACTACAATCACTGACAGCAACAAGTTTTAAAAAGAAATCAATACGCTGAAGCTTCACTGACTCCAAAAGATAGTCCTGCATGTTCCCTCCTCTGCTTACAACTACTGTTTATACATACAGTATAGAAAATCCAACCGGAATTGAAACTATTTTTATGTATCAATGGGATTGATGTGAACCTTGTCAGATCAGAATGGTTCTTCCTGTAGTCTGCCGTTCCGATAGAAAAGCCGCATTCCAGCACCTGCATTGAGGCTACAGCCCTTAAGCAACAGCCCAATTTCATATTCATCACTGTTTAACCCCCGGGCTTTTAGTTCCAGTTCTAACCGTCGACGCTGCTGCCCCGTACAGTTATTGACAGAACTCCGAGAGGACGCGGACGCGTCCTTAAATTCAAAACCCAAATCAACGGCACGTTTCGGCACAATCTTCCACTGGGCGAGACGGGTGAGGATCGGCGTATCTTCGCCAACTTTAGTTGCATAAACGCCCTTGATGCGCACGGTTTCCTCGCCATACTCGTTCACGTCTTCGCTGGCCTGATACCAGGTGCGCACGGCCAGCTCGTCACGGCGCACGAACGGGCCTCCCTGCGCGTTAACGTATCCGGCCCAGTCGCCTGCGTCGGCTGCATCATGCGCGGCCGCAAACTCGACGCTAAGTCCATGTGCGGTTTCGCTGTCAGCCATGCGGCGCAGTTCGCGGTAAACCGTGACCGGCGCGCCGCCTACAAACTGGAATTGACGGATGTGCCAGCGTGCCGCCCAGGCCGAAACGGCCGAGGCGGTTTCCTTAAGGTCTTTGCCGCTTTCATCGTCCGTCTCGCCGTCCAGCGCGTAGCCATCGATATTCTTGGAAATGTATTTAGCAACGTAACCCGTCGCACTGCCTTTCTCCGGGTCGATAGCCTCGGCGTGAAAGCGGGCCTTACGGGCTTTATCGCTTGTCAGCTCGCTGCCGTCTTCCTGCCAGGCGTAGTCACGTATAATCTCGCGCACGCGCTCAACCTGTTCGGGACGCATAAACATCAGCATGTGCCAGTGCGGGGTTGCGTCGTGATGAGGCTCAGCAACGCGGATGCCGAAGATGCGGATTTCCTCGCGGTGCAGCTTGGCGCGGATTTTTTGCCAGACGCTGCAGAGATAGCGCTGGGTGTCGGCCGGGCTGGCGCCGTTCCATTTACGGTTGCGATGGCCGGTTTTGATTGTGGAGTGATAGCGCGCCGGGGCGGTCAGCGTGTAGAACTCGCCGATGAAACCCATTTCGTTGCAGATGTTTTCGAAGCCGCGAATGCGGGTCATCAGCTCGCAGCGGCGGATCGCCGGATTGGCCACGCTGCCGTCGTACTTCTCGATCAGGCTGATACGGTTGCCTTCCTCGTCTTCCAGCTCCATGCCTTTCAGAAATTCACGGGTGCGGCGCTTCTGCTCGCGCCACTCTGAGACGGTCATGCTGCTGGCGTAGGGGGTATGCTTTTTGCTGACGTTAGCCAGGGCGATCTGCAGATGCTCACGCCATGACGCGGCGACGCGACGCAGGCGGCCCTTCCACCACTTTTCGGTCTGCATGCGCATGATCGCGGGGGTCACTTCCTCCGGGTCGAACAGGCGGGACGTAACCTTTTCCCACAGCGGCGGCGTCTGGCTCAGCTCGCGGGTGATAGTGGCGGCGGTCATGTAAACGCGGTGCGTGTACCGGTAATCCGACTCGTCGCTGGCCTGCGCGTGCGCCTGTACCAGCTCGGCAAGTATGAAATTAGCCACGTCCCCGGCCAGCAGATCGACGTCGGCGCGTGCCATATCGGGCAGGCGGTTAAAGCGGCGCATCAGCTCCCACAGCGTGCCGGCCGCGCTGGCCGCTCCAGCCTGTTGATCGGCATTGCCTGCCAGCAGATTAAACGTGCCGCTGCTCATTTCGCCGAGGCGGTACTGGTCGCTGACGCATTCAACGCGTGGCAATGTGCGCTCAACAAAGGTTTTTGCTAAGTACGCATTGGCACGGGCAATGCCCTGGGTTTTTTCAAACTCGCTAACGCGGCGCTTAACATCGAGCTGGATCAGCGTCGGCTGCTTTTCCAGTAATTCCTGCGCACGCGCTAAAGCCGCAATCATCTGACTGCGGCTGTGCATTTCCTTATAGGTGGGATACGGGCTGGCGATGGCTTCCCGTGGAGCATTCCACGGGTAAGCGTATTCATTCGTAACGGACATTATCGGGAATACCGCTCAGCAATATCCTGACAGTAGACGCAGCGAGTCACGCCGCGCACGGCGCGGCGGCGCTGCTCCGGGATCGGCGCGTCGCAGTCTTCGCAGAATGATGTCGCCACGCTGACCGGGCGATTAACCACGCTGGCAATGTTACGCGCCAGCAGCTCGTCGGCGCGCGCCTGCGCCATGTCCATTGAGTCGGCCATTAGTGCAGCTCCTGCGATTCGTTCTGATAGCGCTCTGCCTCGCGGCGGATCAGGTCAGCAGCTTCGATGCCGGAAAGCCCTCGCTGATGTACGTGCACGGCCAGCTCAACAAGGCGCTCAGACACAGCCAGCGCGCGGTCTTTGCGCTCTTCAATGCGCGCCCTGGTAATGACTACGGCCAGCGCCTCGGTGTCAGCGTCAAAATTAAATTTCTCGATATTTCGCATTTCACTTTCTCCAGAATTTGGGCAAAAGAATGCCCGGCGGGTGTACGCCATTTATTTACTTCGGGTTAATTAATTAGGCAGAGCCATTCGCTTCGGAAATAAACTCACGACTGCTTTTAGATGATTCATTGCACGAATAAGCGCCGCTCTTTCATCAGTAGTCAGTTCACTAAATTCAGCGGCGTGCCTGTCCTTACCGATGCCAGCCAGGAAGAAAATCGCACTCAGCGCGCGTTTGTTGTCCTGGTAATTACTGTCTGTCACATCGCGCATTTCAGAGAAAAAACGAGCCATATCTTTTTCACAGTTGCCGCCCATCAGCTGCGCGCGGATTAAGGCAACGTGATTCAGCGCCGAAACCCGTTGGCCGGCAGTAAGCTCGACCAGCATTGAATCGCCTTCGATAGCCATGTTTTACCTCTTTGCTCTTTTACCTTTACCTGCTGGCTCCGTACCGGATGCCAGCGCTTGCCGTTCTCGCCCATAATCCAGCCATGCCCGTATGACATCGAGGGGCTCTGACGCTTGAGATGTGCCGCAAATGAAATCATCGTGCGCCCTCAGCTGATGCCAATCGAAGCACCCAACCCGCTGATAGCGTCAACGGTTGAGGCTAGAGTCGGGTTGGAGTGAACGCGGTTCTGTACGGCCAGCGCGGCCAGCATCATGCAGCGGATCCCGGTATTGGCAGCCTCCAGAATGCCGCGGCGGCAGGTTGCCGTAATACGCTCCGGGTTCGCGGCGTTAGCGGCCATATGCCCGACTTCGGCGGTCGCCTTCAGCACGTACGTCGGAAACTTCTCTTTTGCCAGCTCGTTAACCGGTACACACGGCAGACACTGCAGTTGCGCCAGCATGCCGTCCATCAGCGTGGCGTCTTCGGTCAGATCGGTAAGCAACAGCACTTCTGGAACGGTCAGCTGATGAACCTGATCCGGGTTCAGCTTATTGCGCAGAGTCTGCACTTTCATACCCGCCCGCTGCGCCAGCTCCGTCATGTTGTGCGTAAGCGCAAACTTGCGGCAGGCGTCGTCGTAGTCGGTATGTGTGGAAACACGAAAATCAAACATGATTATTCCCTGTCGTTATCCCAATATGGATACATCAACCCTGCATTGTGATTTCGCAGCCAGCTGCTGCTTCGATAGTTAGAGCAACCATATTAATTTCGATAAGCCCGTTTAAGCCCTCCTTCTTCCTGATGGGCAAACGGTTCTCGCGATACATCTGGCGAACGGTGCCTTCCTTGTAACCAGTGCGACGGCAGAACTCCTCGACAGTAATGTACGGTTCTGAGATCACGAGGTTGATTGAAGGGCGCATTGAAAGTTTACGGGTCATGATGCACTATCCTCTGTTGAGTTCTAGCCAACTCTATTCATCACTATTAAACACGTCTTGATACGACGAGTGAATATTAGGATCACAAATTGGAAAGGTCAACGAAAGATTTTACGAGTCGTAAAGCACCAACTTTACCGGAAGGTGGTAAAGATCCTATTGAACGCATCGTTCAGGCATATGGCTTTTCATCCCGACAGGCGCTGTGCCGCCATTTGAATGTTTCTCAGAGCACCATGGCTAACCGCATAATGCGCGGGAACTTTCCAGCTGATTGGGTGCTTATCTGCTCTATGGAAACTGGGACTTCGCTTGAGTGGCTGACGTACGGAGGTGGTGATTCAAACATCACAAAACAAGATGAGAAACCCAACAAGATTGAACTCAAAAAAATCACAAATGGGAATTTCATATCCTCTGATTGGGTTGAATATGACATTCAGCTCTTGCCAGGCGATGTTGAGGCTCCTCTGTTAGTACACTTCGAGAAACAGAATTACCTGGTTAATATGATTGCCGCAGAGATCACCGATGGGTTATGGCTCATTGAGATTGATAAGCTCATAAGCGTTAAAGAGCTTTACCGTTTTCCTGGCGGGCGTATTCGCGTTGAGAATGGAAAAGCCTCATTCGAGTGTAAATCGGATGAAATCAAGGTTTTGGGCAAAGTCCTTGCCCGTACTGAGTATCTTTAAAGGCAAGGCATGGCGATTAGCAAATTACCCAACGGAAAATGGCAAGCTCAGGTATTTCCGAACGGCCGAGACGGCAAGAGGATTCGCCGCCAGTTTGCTACGAAGGGCGAAGCACAGTCTTATGAGAAGTTCGTAAAAGAACAGGCTCAAGATAAGCCCTGGCTGGGAGAGAAAGCAGATAAGCGGCGGGTAATTGAGCTGGTTGAATTGTGGTTCAACACGCATGGCATTACGTTGGCGGACGGTGAGAAGCGGCGAACCACTATGGCGTTCGCCTGCGAGGCGATGGGAAACCCACTCGCAACCGAGTTTAACGCGAAAATTTTTGCGTCTTATCGCGAGCAGCGGTTAAGCGGCAAGATCACTCGCTCCAACCGAGTGAAGACGGTTACGCCGCGCACGGTGAATTTAGAGTTGGCTTATTTCAGGGCGATGTTTAATGAGCTGCGTCGTTTGGATGAATGGACCGCTCCAAATCCGTTAGAGAACGTGCGCGAGTTTAAAATTAGTGAGTCGGAAATGGCGTACCTCACTATTGAGGAAATCAGAACCCTTCTCGTCGAATGTGAGAGCAGCCGATCTAGAGACCTGACAACTATTGTCAAAATCTGCCTGGCAACCGGCGCACGATGGAGTGAGGCCGAAGGCTTGAAGGGGAACCAAATTCGCGCAGGTCAGATCATATATATGAAAACTAAAGGCAAGAAAAATCGAGCTGTGCCGATAACTGAAAAATTACAGGCTGATCTGCCATCAAGCAGAAAAGCGCAGTTACTCTTTAAACCTTGTTACTCAGCCTTTAGAAAGGCCATGCAACGAGCTGGCATCGAGACCCCCGCTGGACAGCTGACGCATGTTTTACGTCACACTTTTGCATCTCATTTCATGATGAATGGTGGCAATATTTTAGTACTCCAGAGAATACTTGGACATACTGACATTAAGGTGACAATGCGTTACGCACATTTTGCTCCAGACCATTTGGCTGAAGCTATGCTACTCAACCCAATAAGCAAAATGGAAAATGAAGGCAAAGAAACAAATAAAATGATTAATATGTATTAGATATCAATACGTTAAGAAATTTTTACTGATAAAAAACACAGTTCATAATGAGGAGAATGGTATAATGGATTATAAGACTGAGAATATTTTGCGCCGTATATTGGCTCAAAATCATATGGAGCCGTTCATAAGACATATCAGATTCCCTTTCTATAAAAATTTAGCTGAAGGCGTTCGAATTGATTTTACCTTTCCTATCACAGTGCTCGTCGGCCAGAATGGAACTAATAAAAGCTCAGTCTTAAAAGCATTATATGGCACTCCAAATGGCTACAGTTTGGGTTCACTTTGGTTTTCAACCAGCGTTGACCCCATAGATGATGGGGGTCGCTCAAGAATGATTTATGGTTACTTCGATCAAGATACTAAAAAAATCGTTGAAGTAATTAAAACAAGAATAAAAAAAGATGAAGATCCAGACTACTGGGAACCATCTCGTCCTTTAACTGCGGATGGCATGATCCCGCCTCAAAATGAGGAAACTTCATCAAATAGAACTAAAACCAGATGGAAAGCAATTGATAAAAAAGTTGTTTACATTGATTTCAGATCGCAGCTAAGCGCATTTGATAAATTCTTTTATCATGGCAATAGCATTGGGAGTTTATCTAAAAAAGATTTTATCAGGAGAGAATCTGTTCACTTACGTAAAGTGATTGACAATGAATTAAAAACATATGAAAGATATGGAAAAAGGAAAGTTTTCGCCAATAGAATATGCACAGATGGAGAATTAAACAAAATATCCGAAATTCTGGGTAGAACTTATAGCAGTGTTAGGCTAATAGTTCATTCTTTCTTTAATGTTAGATCTGCTACGGCTATATTAGAGACATCACATTTAGACTATTCTGAAGCATTTGCTGGTAGTGGCGAATTTGCAGTTGCGATGCTCGTGATAAAGGTTAAAACTGCCCCACCTAATTCTTTGATCTTACTAGATGAACCTGAAGTATCACTGCATCCGGGAGCCCAAGAAAGGCTGGTAAACTTTTTAATAGAAGAGTGCATAAGTCAAAAGCACCAAATTGTAATCTCAACCCATGCTTCAAGTATTTTGAATAATCTTCCTAAAGATGCCATTAAGCTTTTCCATGTTAATGAAAAAACCAATAAAGTCGTCATCACTTCCAATATAAGTCCTGATGAAGCATTCTTTCATCTAGGAGACAAACTTCATAAGAAAACTATTTTCGTTGAAGATTGCCTAGCCGTGGAAATCATTAAAAAAGCAATAAAAGAAAAAGGAAAAGCATTCTATTCTCAATTTGACATAAAATTCATCCCCGGAGGTGCTGATGCAATAATAAAAGGGTACATTGCGCCCTTCTCTGCCGCAAGAAATGAAAAAATAATATTCCTATTAGACGGAGATAAGAATACCGGTGTTAAGTTTATCAATTCCTTATCAATACCTTTATCGGAAAATGACACACTCAGTACAAAGATAAAAGAAATGATAGGATGTGACGTAAAATTCCTAGCTGACGGAAACGGCGGCCAAGTTAACAAAGAGTCTCTTTATAAGATGCAACGCGATTTCATTGACTACATTGAAAAGTATGTATCTTATCTACCTATGAAGACTCCCGAGTCTTTTATTTTAGAAAACATGCCTGAGAATTATAACTCACTTGCCGAAGAAATAGATAAAAATTCATCGGAAAAAGTAATTTTCAGAGAAATTTGCAAGCTCGATTTAGATTGCGATGAATGTACTTCAGAAGACATATTTAATACACAAAGGAGAATAATAAGCCGTATAAATTCCGAATCTCAAGACTTTGTTAAAATAAGAAATATAATTACAAGCTTTGCCGATTATGGTAGAATAAAAAAAGATGAATTTAATAATTAACTTGAGGGAAAGATGAAAAAAACAATTAAGGTTTTTGATTTCTTTTCTGGCTGCGGTGGAACCAGTCAGGGCTTTAAACAGGCTGGAATGGAGATAGCTTTTGGCATTGATTTAAATAAAGATGCGGGAGAGACTTTCAAATCCAATTTCTCAGATTCCATATTCATGAACATGGATATTAGAGATCTATCCATTTCTAAAATCGAGGAGGTTGTAAAAACAAAAAACCCTAAAAAAGATTATATTCTTTTTTCTGGCTGCGCTCCTTGTCAGCCATTCTCCTCTCAAAACAATAATAAAGCAGATGATGACCCTAGAATTGATATGTTAGGAGAGTTTTCTCGATTTGTGGAAGGTATCTTACCCGATTTTGTTTTTGTAGAAAATGTACCTGGAATCCAAAAAGTTTCTAGTAAATCGCGCCCCTTTCTTGATTTTATAGAAACGTTGAATGAACTAGGTTACTTTTATGAGCATAAGGTGCTTCCTGCTTTATGGTTTGGGGTTCCCCAAAGAAGAGAACGCTTAGTTTTAGTGGCATCTAAACATAAAATCATTCAATTACCAAAAGCCACACACGATGGTCTAACAAACCCTTACGCCACTGTTAAAGATTGGATATATGATTTACCAGAAATAGAGGCTGGTTGCATACATCCTGAAATAGCTGACCACGAAACAGCTAAATTGTCTCCGTTAAATATTGAAAGGATAAAAGTTACTCCAGAAGGTGGTGGGCGAGAAAGCTGGCCGGAGCAGTTGCTACTTAATTGTCATAAACACCATGCTGGACATACTGATGTCTATGGCCGCCTCAGTTGGGATAAGCCGGCAAGTAGTTTGACGACTAAATGCATTAGTTATTCTAACGGTCGTTTTGGGCACCCGGAACAAAATCGTGCTCTATCTGTACGTGAGGCTGCTTGCTTACAAACATTCCCTAGAGACTATAAATTTTTTGGAGCCTTGCAGTCTAAAGCCAGACAGATTGGGAATGCCGTGCCACCATTAATGGCTGAAATTATAGGCAGAGAAATAATTAAACTTAGTTAAAAGCGTATTTTCTAAACTTTTATATTTTAAAAATCAAATCTCTAAATTAAAATTGCGGTGATTTTTGCCCCTTAAATTGGCAGCAAAGTGGCAGCAGAGCGCAACGCTATGCGCCACTTTTCATCACTATTCGGCCTGATGAAAACTTAAAAATCAGTAAGTTACTGATTTCACTTACTTCGAATTGGGACTCATAATACCCTGGTCGCTGGTTCAAACCCAGCAGGGGCCACCAAATTTAGTGATAAAAAAACATATACTTAAGCCGCTCGTTGAAGCGGCTTTTTTGTTACTGGCTT